ATCACTAGAAAACATAAAAATGGTATACAAATGGTATATAATGGTACCTCATTTTACGCCGATGGTAAGGATTTGTCGTCTGGCGTAAAAAAACGCCAAAAAAACGCCAACACATTATTGGTATGTGAATGTGGTAAGCAATATATATATAAAAGTGGGTATTATAGACATAAAAAAATTTGCTCCATGAGTGAAGGTGATAATATAATAAATAATAAGGATATATCTGAATTATGTAATGATAATCAAGTGGACTTTAAAGAGATGGTTCTTCTACTACTTAAAGAAAACAAGGAAATTCAAAAAACATTTGTAGATATGCTTCCACACATGAAGGGAACAAATACAAATAGTAATAATATTATTCATAATACTACGAATAATAATCAATTTAATATAAATATGTTTTTAAATGAACATTGTAAAAATGCTATGAACTTAACTGATTTTATTAACTCATTACCTATTACAAATGAAACTTATGATAATACTATTGAAAATGGATTAACTAAGACAATTACAAATATGGTTGTAACTGGATTAAATAATATGGACATATTAAAGCGCCCTATTCATTGTACAGATCCTGCGAGGAAGATAATGTACATTAAAGATAATGATGTATGGGAAAAAGATAACGAATTAATGGTATTATTAAATGGAATAAAAAATCTGTCATTGAAGCAAAGAACTTCTCTAAATAAATGGCAGGAAGCAAATCATGGATGGAATACAGATGAAAACTTACAATCTAAAATGACGAAACTAATTTTCCATTCCATGACAAATGTAGAGGATGATGAAAAAGAAACGAATAAAATTATACGGGCTATTAGTAAAACTACCTATTTAAGTACGGGTATTAAGGATAGTTACAAATAATTGTTAAAAATAAATAAATTAACGACTATTCGCCAATTTATTTATTATAATCTAGATATGGAAAATCATGTGTATTTACATTTGTGTAGAACCTACGCACATAGAATATAGTAATCTATTAGTAAAGTAAGCCATAAATGTAGGAAGTGAAACTAACACAATTTGGAAGATACTTTCTTTTTTCTTATCAAATAAAAAAACATATAAAGCAGAAAGTAAAATATATAAAAGTAAGATAAAGTTTATTATTGTTAAATAATAGAAGAAATCACAATATTTGGGTCCGAATGGAGTACTTGCGTCTTTAAAAAAACCTTCTAATGGGGCGATCATTTTATAAATTATACATATAAAATAAATATTCAAAAATTTAAATAATAACAAAAATAATGACAAAAATAAATTCATAATTAAGAAATATTATTATTTACCTATTATAATGAACTATAGTTCAATACGAAAGAATATTAATACTTTCTCGATAATTTTATTTTTGTCATTATTTATCTTGTTTAACTATTTTCAACCTGGGTTTTTATACAATAATAATGGAACAATCCGTGAATTCGGATTAGGAAATAAGCGTAAAACTATATTGCCAGTTTGGTTATTAAGCATTATTTTAGGAATAATTTCTTACTTATTTGTATTGTATTATATTACTATACCTAGATTTCGTTAAATTATTTATTCATAAGTTTTGTAAATAATTTTATTTTTCTCTTGATCTTTTTTATTAGCTGCCAATTTCTTTTCTTGTTCTAAATATTCATTATGTCGTTTTTCCATTTCCTCGGCAGATTGTGTACATCCTGAATTTAGTATATAATTATAACTAAAGGATGTTACTAAAATACCGGTAAGTGCATACCAAATAAATTCAGCAACATTTGTTTTTAACTTAATGAATTGTTTTAATGTTTGAAAAGGAATGTTTTTTTCTTGACTCGTTCCGCCCATTTGTTTTTTCTTAATTAAACTTTGTTGTTCTTCTGGAAGATTATTATCAACTAATTCTCCATTTATTATTTTATTTGTAACCATATTATTCCACCATTCCGTAATATTTTCCAATGTAATAGAATTAATTAGTAATGACTTATCCTCACATATTTTATCAACTACTGCTTTACTTGTTTTTGAATTTAAAATACTAGTAAAAAATTCATTTACGCCTGTAATATAAGTAAAGAAATACCCAAAAGTATTTGAAAAGGGGCTTAGCCAATTAGGAAATACTTTAAGTAAAATAACTATTATTCCAAACATAAATATCCATGGATTTAGTGTACTTGTCATAGCAAGTGCATATTGAGATTCGTGACATATATCGCTCGTTATACTCAAGTTAATAAAAAATTGGACAATTATTAATGTTAAAAAATAAATGATATTAATTATAGGCGTGTCTACATAATATTTAGTTATGAAATAACCTAAAGTAAATAATAAGAAAAATATAATAGAGGACGATGGATTTGCAGCCATATAAATAATAGGTATAATTTATTTTGAAAATATAAGTTTATATTTTAATGGAAACCTTTCAACAATTTCAACCACGTTTAATAGAACCCGGTGTAAAATATTTTTTGTCTTCTTCATTAGAACAATGTCACATTATGAAGAGAAAATATTATAGTTTTTTATATAATTTAGGATTATTTATTGGTTTTTCCTTTATCCTTGGATTGACTTTATATTTTAAGTATAAACGGAAAAATGATAAAAAATTACAGGCAGAAATGAAGCTACAACATGATGCATATATTTTGAATAAACTGCAATTTATGCAAGACTATCGTAAGAACCAGGAAAATAATCTTATAACTGATTTACCAACATGGCAAAATAATCCAGAAGTTCAGTTTTATAATAGAAAAATATTCAACTAATCTATATAGAGTCTATTATGGAATTTTTAGAAGCTTTAAATGAATATTACAAACTTAAAAATGAGTATGATACAAAGAAACAAGCTAAAATAAACAGGATATTACATGACGAATCCTTGACATCATTTAAGCAAAAACGGGATATTATGGAGAAGAATAAATTACAGTGTATTGGATGTAATCAATCTGTTGGTACTATATTTACCAATAAAAATGGAATATTGGGGGCACATTGTGGTAATAAAAATAGCCCATGTGATTTAAATATTCAAATTAATAGGGGCAAGTATATATTTTTAGATTATTTAATTGATATATATAATGATGATGTAATAACAAATAAAGAAAAAATTATTCAGGTTAAATTAGACCTTTTGTTTAATTTTAAGAATGAGATAACTGTTTTAAATACCTTTAATACTATTAAAGATGAGTTGATAGAAGATTTAGAAACACTGACTAATTATAAAACACGATATGTATCTACCCTATCCAACTTATCAAATCGTTCAGAGCTTAATGTTCAAATGGAACAATTCTATAATATAGTAGAGACAATAAAGGCGTCTGTACAAGAATTTAACGAGACAAACAATATTCAATTAATTAAAGATGTGGTTACTATTTATAGAAAGGATATGGAACCGATTTTGAAAAAGTTACAAGAGCTACAATATAAATACATGGCAATTGAATTTAATGAAACAGATGAAACCTATTGTTTAGTACGTAAATCATATACATTAGATGATATGAGTGTTCCATTCGATGAACCCAAAGTAATCAAGTTTCAAATAGGTAATAAATCCAATAAACAATATAATTCAACTAATAGTGTTAGTACCAGAAGTGATGAGTCAGAAGAATATTTACTATAATTGTAATATATATAATGTCCGTTATTAATGTTCCCATATTTGTTATTAGTTTATTATTTGGATTATTGTATGTCTATATGACCGATCCAATACGAAAACAAATTGTAGTATATCCGACTCCCGATAATGAGTCGCAATTTCAGTTTAGAGATAAAATAAATAATTGTTTTCATTTGAAACAAAATATGGTAAATTGTTCGAGTGATGTTGAAGTAATCCCAATTCAAATATAAATATATATTATATGGAACTTAAACGATTTTTTCATACTGAATCAGGCAAAGCAATTATTTCATTACTACTAGGTTTAGGACTTGCTACTTTATTTAAGCGTTCTTGTCGGGGAAAAAATTGTATTGAATTTAAGGCTCCTAGTTTAGAAGATATAAAAAACAAGAAATATAAATATGGAGAGCGATGCTTTCAATATGTAATGAATTCGACTAGTTGTGATACTGAAAAGAAAAATGTAGATTTTGCGTAAATATGATATTCTAGGAATATTATTAATATATTAGATATGAGTGATACTACAAATTTGAACGATTTACCAACCGATCCGGTTGTAGGAGGTAGTGGTTCTGGAACTGCGCAAAATATAGTTCTTCAAACGACTGAAACTGGTACTACTTATAATCCCAATATTCAACAATCTATGGGAAATAATACAGCTAGCGCTCCAAATGATTTAGCACAAGGAAATCAAACAACAATGTCTTTTGGACAACAATCAGGTAGTATAGATGAACAAAAAGCAATGAATGAATTTGTTACTGGTATACAACAAGCCAGTGCTAGTGGTGCTACCACACTACCATCTCGTGATATCCCTCAATCAACTGTTCATTTCTCTGACGAACAAGTTAAACCAAATTTTGTTCCACAACCAGAGCAAAGCGAACAACAAGATTACATACAAACTACTGATACTGAGCAGGAAATATTAGCTCGTCGTATGAATAATGGAAATTCGCGCGATTCATTAGAAATTTTATACGACGAATTTCAAATTCCAATTATAATTGGAGTATTATATTTCATTTTTCAATTACCAATTGTTAAAAGCAAATTTTTAACCTTACTACCATCATTATTTAACAAAGATGGAAATCCTAATTTAACTGGATATATAATAAATAGCATGTGTTTTGGAATCATGTATTATGTTATTTCAAAATCATTAACACAATTACAAAATTTATAATAATTATTATATAATTTATATTATTAATAAAAATTGAATTTTTATATATTTCTATTTTTATTATTATAAATAGAGATAATATATTAAGATATGAATAATATAATGGAATATCAAAGAATTTTACAGAATAAGGTGAATAATAAGAATAAGGACAATAATAATATATCAGTAGATACATCTTTATTAGCAGATACATCTTTATTAAATAAAAATGTTAATGATGATAATGATGATAATGATATATTACACATTTTCAACAATCTATCCACTTCGCATAGAAATGATGATTTAAAGTATCAAGTCAGTCATGGTAGTCATGGTAGTCATGCTCAGGAAGGAATCTCTGAAAGATTAGATAAGTTGTTTCATAAATTACATCATATAGAATATATTGACGCAAATGGATGTATCATGATAAAACCTCCAAAACTACAAAGAACCACCAATATAGATTGTATTAATAATCAACCATTTAGTATTGTTACATTAGAAGGTAAACTTTCGAAATTTAGTAGTAGTATAACATTATTAGAAAATACACTGAATATAGAAGAAAAAATCGCTCTTTATGAAAATCGTTTAAATAAATTAGAGGACTTTATATTGCGTAAGAATGAAAAAAACTTATATGTTGAGAATTAAATTTGAACAATTTGTTCAATATTAGAATTTCGTAAAAAATATTCAACGAGGGGATCGTTTTTATAATTATTAATATAATATATATTTTTTATTCCTGCAGCACATAACATTTTCATACAATGGACACATGGATAATGTGTTATATATGCATCACAATTATCACTACTCACACCTCTTTTAGCACAATCTGTTATCGTATTTTGTTCAGCATGAACCGTTGATTGTTCATGGTTATTTATTACTTTTGATTCATGTGGTGCTCCTGGTAAAAATCCATTGTAACCTTGTGCAATTATACGATTTTCTTTTACAAGTAAACACCCGACCTTTAGACGTTCACATGGTGATCTTTCAGATGTATATAATGTGATGTTTTTGAAATATTCTTGCCACGATGGTCTTGTTGTATTTGTATCAATGGACATAATATAGTATAGTATACTATATTATGTGTAAATATGTTTGAAAATAAATATAAATCATATGTAATTAATAAAACTACAATGTTAAAGACATATATAAAAAGTTTAATAGAAAATATACCTTCACGACATCTAGAATTTAATACAAGTATTGTTAATAATGTCAATAATGTCAATAATGTCAATAATGTCAATAATGTCAATAATGTCAACAAAATAGATCTTGTATTGGATGGTGGGGCATTTAATGGCATGTTTATGATAGGCTCTTTATTTTACATAAAAGAATTAGAAGAGCAAAATAAAATAATAATAGATCGAATATCTGGATGTAGTATTGGAGCTTTCTTAGGGATCATGTATTTATTAAATAAATTGGACTTAGCTAAAGAGTTAACAGGAACATGTATTATGAAAATAAGAAAACATCAAGATTTAAAAGAAATGGTAAAACTAGTTAAAAATAAACTTTGTTCGACTATAACAGAATCACAAGTAAAATCATGCGACGGACGATTTTATCTAACATACTTTGATATGGTTAAAGGTAAACAAATTATAAAAAAAAAATATAGTTCAGTAAATGATTTAGTTGATAGTATCATAAAATCAATGTATATTCCTTACCTTATAGATAGAAATATTGTGGATAAAGACAAATGTATAGATGGCGCATTTCCATACATGTTTAAAAAAGAGATACACAAGAAAATATTATTTATTAATTTACAAGGGTTGAACAAAATATTTAAAGCGATTTATATTAAACATGATAAAACTATATATCCTAGGATAATGGAAGGTCTACACGATACCCATAAATTTATTTCTACTGGAGATCCAAATAGTCTTTGTAGTTATGTAAATGATTGGAATATCTGTGATATTTTTTATTTTCGTATGCGAGAATCGTTATATACAATTGTTTTTTATTTATTTCGAACCGTGTTACAATTGGAATAATTTATTCCAAAAAAGTTGAAAAATAAAAATATTATAAAACAAAATGCTTTTATTTTGAAAAATTTATGGAATGATATTATTATCTATTTATCAGTATAAAAATTATAATATATAAAAAATATCTGTAATATTTCGCTTTGAACGCGATTTCGATTTACTCTTATTTCTTTTTTTTGTCGCATTATTACGTCTATGCTTTAATCGTTTTTGAGAAGCTTTTAATTTACTATCTAGTTTTTTTATTTTTTTACTCTCCTTTTCCATTTTAACTTCAAATGGAACATATCGGAGAAACCATGATTCATATTCTAATGAATTTCGCTTACTCTTTAATTCTTTATATTTTATAGCCTTTATATTTCTCATCTCTTCTAATGTTTCTTGCTTTCCATAACAATTAATACTAAATCGTTTTAATAGACCTTTTTGTTGAAGTCTATTTCTTTGTTGGACGTCAAATAAATATTGAGCCATACATAAGATGCGGTTTTCATCATAATAATCACGATCACTGTAATAGAATGCAAAATAAAAACTCAACATGGTATCAATTGTAGCAACCCGAATTGTTTTTTTCCCTTTTTTTATAACATTATAACTATGACATGCTAATGGTTTATATATAAAAGCAACTGTTTCTTCTATCTTATCAATTTTTACTCGGATTTCATAATGAGGTGCAATAAGTTCACCTATACCATTATGTTTAATGATTTTAATACCTTTATAATCGAAATCTTCAAGACGTTCTTTCAACATAACAGCAGATTTTTCTGGCTCTTCTGATAATATGTCGAAATCAGGTGTCTTTTGAAACATTTTTCTTTGCTTCGCCGGCATGTAGCTGGAGTAAAGGAAACTAGCATAACCTCCAAAAAATACTAACCCTTGATCAATGAATGAATCACGTACAATATAATATAATTTTTCTTCTTCTTTAAAATCCACCTTTTCGAATTCACGAAGAAACATGTTTGGATCACAGTGTTTTCCACGTAAAGGATAGTTTTTATTTAATAATATGAGTCTTTTTAATACTTTTTCCCAACGACTGATATCTCCAGAAGGTCTTGACAATTCTAAATACATATTCATTCTTAAAAAATTTGGAGAGCAATATAGTATACCATATACACGAATAGCGTCTTTTTGTACGCGTTTAAATAATTGAGTATCTAAAAAAGTTATATCGGCAACTGGTATAAAATTAACAAATACTTTGTATGTGCCATGATGAACCCCTGCTTTTGCCTCTACTTCTTGAAATCCTGCTTTATAATAAATATCGGCTAATTCTTTTGCGTCAGACAATGCAGTTGGACTGTAAAAATCATAATCTGGTATTTCGATATTTTTATCATAAAACTGGTCTTCTAATGGTAGAATATTATTAATAGCGGTACCACCATAACATACCAATTTTTTTTTCTTTAAAAAATCCTCTAAAATAGATATTATATTTTTTACATCTGGATCACTTAATGTTTTTCTTCCTTTTCTTTTCTCAGCGATATCAACCGCATCACGCAAAATAGCAAGTTCTTTTTCTTCTAATGTCATTTTTGTAGTACATTCATTCATAGTATAGATATATATATATATTATGAGTATAAAAAGTATAAAAATTTGTCTTATTAAACACTGAACGAATAGAAATCCGTTTTTGTATCTCTAGGCGCAAATGAAAGCTTGGGATCCTGTGGAGCAGGTTTTTTAATAGTAACTGGAATATATCGTAGCTCATCTGGCTTTAATACAAACGAATGGCCATATTTGTCAAAATAAGAACTA